TAAATGAAGCACTTATTGCTTTTGAATATTACTACTTGATTAAATATTATTATGTTTTCTTTGCAACAATATCGCCACAAGTTGTTATACAAAATATAAGACAATATTTTGCTGTTATCAGTCTTAGTCAACTATTTTTTGCAAACATTTATTGTGACGAATATGAAGAACACGAAGTATATATGATACGAGATGCAAGATTTTGTAACAAATTTATTAATAATGCTGTTTCAATAGATATTTCTGACGAGTCGCGCAGTATAAGTTATTATGCTTCAAAAGTAGTAAATAGAAATTTAAAATGTAACTTCTATAATGGTCAACTAAGAAAGAAAATAAGTGGCACTGCACAAAAGGATGCTATTTCAATATTAAGTGGAAGTGATTATGCAATGTCGAATTTATTCGAAAGACCAACTTTATACAACGTTGAAAAATGTTCACGAATGATTGAAAATAATCTCAACAAGATCTGGTTTTTTCAATCAGAACTATTTCCTTATTTTGTTCCATAAAATGGTGAATTTATGGGTTTTATAAACAAAAAACAGAATATAATTGATTTGGCTCTAACAAGTTATGGAAGAGAACTGTTGTCTAAAGGTATCATTTCGTTTGATTATTTTAAACTAATAGACAACGATTCTTTATATTTATCGTCTTCAAATGACTTCAGCATTGAGTCTTTACCAGTCTTAGAAGCAATATCTGATGCTGACGTTTATGAAAATCAAATATTTGATGGTGAAATTTTTATCTCGAATTATGCTAATGTTTCAATAGTAAATAATATATCTTCATGTTCTATAAAGAGATCTACTGATGATACATTTGATACAGATTCAATTCTTTCGCTTGCAATTGGAAGTGACAATCTAGAAAGTACAGTTTCAAGAATAGAATCACTAAAGAATAGAAGAGCAGTAGTAGATTTTTCTTCGAGTATATCATTTAATAGAAGTTGGACAAATAAAGATCCGTTGTATTTAATTCAATTAGAAATATCATCGTCTGATCAGAAAACTAAGTTATTCAGTTCTGGTTCTTCATTTTATCTTTCTGAAGATAATAATAGTCTTATGAGTCAATCAAGTGAGATAAATGAAGCTAACACATTATATGAAATAGTGAAAATACTATGACATTAATAAAGAGCGCTCGAAAGATAATCAAAACCGATATTGAAGTCTCTATTACGAGAATAAAGTTTGATTCTCAAAAAATGCAGAATAAAATAGAGTGGGAAGTAACAAAGAATCCATCAAGTGAAAAAATAATATCGTTTGATCTCGTGTTATTCGAAAATGATACTAGTTCTCAAGATGGTAAAATTAAGAAAACAATTGAGTTTAGCCCAAGCGTATTTTCTTATGTTCATAAAAATTTGGAAATTGTTTCGAATGTAAATTATTTCAAAACGTATTCATATCAAATTATTGCATATACAGATGTATCATCTAAAGCATCTGAAATTGAAAAATTTGATCCGAGAGAAATTTATGAAATAGAACCACCAAAACAGATAACATTTTCAATGAGGAATGGAGCTATTTATTTTGACATTAGTTGTAATAAAAGCAAGTTTACGACAAACATCTTTGTATTCAAAAAACACTTTGATGACGACGTTTTTGAAAGAATAGCAGTTCTGAAATATGGAGATCAGTTGTATGTAGACAAAAACATATCTCTCGGTCATTTTTATGAATACAGGTTTATTTCATACGATTTGTTCGGGCATTTTTCTCAGAACATTATCAAGATTGACGTTTTTGTATGGAATAAAAACTATGCTAAGTCGAAAACAAACACATTGTTTGATCCAATACCATTTGCACAGTTTGCGAAAGAATCTTCTAGAGAAAAATATACTAAACTAAAAATATCAAACATTGATCCACGCTGTTTATGGTATAGAATAGAGAGAAAAGATATTTCAGAAAAAAGAACAAAGTTTGAAGAAGTTGAACAATGGCAATCTGGTTCATTAATAAAAAATAATGGTAAGCAAGAAATTGAGTTTCTCGATCCTATTGTTAGAGACGATATGTTTTATCAATATTCTGTATATGGAATAGATAAATTCTCAAACAGAACTGATGAACGACAGTCAAATATTGTTTATTGTGGTTTGTTATCGAGCGAAATGCCTGCAACACCTATTAATATTGACGGTGAAATCTTAAATGAATATCCAACAGGCGTAAAAATTGTTTGGAGCGACGATAACTTAAATCAAAAGCTAAGTGATGTTGTAAGTGGATCAAGCGAGCTGTTTCCGAAAAGCAATCTGTATTATTTCAAAGTTTTCAGAAGAAAGTATGATGAATTAAATTATCAATCATTTCCAGAACAATCAGAAAGCTTTTTCATAGATATGTGCAGCAACGACGGTGTTGTTCTCGATTCAGAATATCCATATTATCAACCAACACCGCCAATGAGAGATACAAAATATTATTACTATGTATCAACATATGATGCTGAGACAAATCAGATATCAAATAAAAGCGCAGAATTGCTTATAGATCTTACAGTTCCACCGAATCCAGTGACTGACGTCGAGGCATACTTCAATGATGTATTTGAACCGATGAAGTGTGTGATAACTTGGAAAATAGATGAAAACGAAAAAACGCTTGATACGTTCATAATAGATAGAATAGATGAAAATAAAATTTGGACTAGAGTAGGTAAAAGCTACTTTAATACACAATTTATAGACACAACCATACAAAGAAACAACAAATATATTTATCGTATACAAGCAGCTGACTTTAATGGAAACACTGGTAAATATTCGTTCATAGCTGTCTGCACTTGATAAGTACTACTATAGCTATATATATTTGTCCTGACGGACAGCTCATTTTATCATATTTATTTTTAGATTGTTTCTTTTGTTAAACATAAATTGAGCAAAAATATAATTAAGAAGTAGAAATGGCAACATTAAGAACAAGTCAGCTTTCATCAACAGTTCTTCGGTCTGGTACTGCAACAATAAACACATCGGCGGCTCTTTCTGCAGTTGAAAGAGCAACACAAACTTCAGCTCAACAGATACAAGCAAGTTCGGCAAGAGATGATCAAACAAGAGTGACATCAAGTTTAACTACTACGCAAGTTATTAGTTCTGTCGCCACCACGGCAAGAGCAAGAAGTTCTACCACAACAACCGTTTCTGTTTCTAGTTCAAAATCGGCTGATTTGCAGTCTTCAGCTGAAGCAAATAAGATACTGAAAGATATTACTGTTGCAACAGTTGCAGTCGCATCGAAGACACAAGCATCAATTGCTACACAAAGTTCTGGTGGGGGAGGAATAACCATTTCTGTGCCAACTGTGCCAAGTGGTGGAACAGAAGACGGAAAATTCTCTATTACCTCAAGAGACAAATCAACAGACGTATTTGGAACAAGTGACGGTAGTAGCTCAGATGGTTTTTCGCTTACATCAAGAGATAGAGCGACAGATGTTGTTGGAACAAGCAGTAAAAGCACATCAATGACTCGACCAGTTGGTTCTTCTGATTCTGATGATTTACATTCCAAATCTATTGATTTAACATTTCGAGTCATTGATGTTGAAACTTCTGATTCAAAATCAACGTTAGCTACAAGAGATACAGATAAAAAAACTGTTAATAACGATCTAAAAGATGCTCTATCAACAACAAATAAAACTCTAGGTTTATTACCATCTTCTAGTAAAGGCATTGGTGACAAAGAGTTAAAAAGCATCAGAGAAAGAGTTGCAGCAAAAACAAATTTTAAACAAACTGACAACTTAGTCATTCGAACAAGAGTACAAAACAAGGACTTCACACCAGTCGCTCGTCCAACTCCAGTAATAGATTCTGTTATTAAAAAAGATGAAACAGCGAAGACGCAAACTAAAACTGTAACATCTACACTTTTAGATCGAGAAACAAAAACAGATATCCGTTCAGAAGAAAAAGAAGTTGTTTCGTCTTTTTCTGATCCGGTATTATTCTCTGGTTCGTTTGCTATAGGTTCTGATTCATATAATCTTGATACACCAAATAAAGACTTAAGAAGTTACTCACAAGAGCTATTAAGCTCTTTTGATCAGCTTGGTTCTACGTTTCCAGAATGTGAAATAATTGCTATGATTAAAGATGAAAGAGGAAAAGTAATAATAGTTTTTCGTCTATCTGATTTTAATAACTTTCTCATTAAAATATTCGATACATTTTATGATCGTAAAGTTTTCTATAATGGATACTCAACAATAGAAACAGCAAATACTTTCTTAGTTTCAGATTTTGTTAGTTCTATGCCGAGAACTGAATCACCAAACGATATATTGTCTTTTACAAGAAATCAAGCTAAAGAAGCTGTTACAAGAAACAAAGATACTATTAAAAAATACGGTATAAACGTAGATTTGAACTATTCAATATTTGGTACAGATGAAGATTGCATAAAAGCTAAAAAACTTCTTGAAATTGGTGCATTCGATTATAACTATAATCCAAATATTCAAGATGATACGATATTCGTTCATAAAATATATGGATCTGATATGGTGTCAGCAACAGGACCTATTTCTACGTCTTCATCTACCGTTGCTGCAAGCAGTACTTCATCTGGTGCGACAATTACGACTTCGATTGGTTCTGTCCCAACAACATCAACCGGTCCCATATCGACATCAAGTGGAGCTTCTGGAATTGGGGCTAGAGTGTCTTCTGGCGGTACTTTAACAACATCAACAAGTTCTGGAACGAGATTTTCTCCTGTAGGAACATGATATGCCAACAATAATGCCAGATTCAGTAATTTCTACAATTCCAGAATTTATTTCTGCTCCGTTTGCTGAAAAAATTGTTTCTTTGCACGTTGACTTGTGGAAGAAAGAACCTCAAATTCCTAGCAATTATACAAATGAAGGATTACGTGGAGTATTATCAGATCGAATGTATAATCTACTTGTTAATGATTTGTATATAGCTATTGGAACATCTGGCCGTCCATCTTATTTTAACATCGATATTGAGATGAACCTTCTTGATTTAGTGGCTGGTGGCAACACTCAAGCATACATTGATTCACAAATATTATTCATAATCGCAAAACATTGTTTCTTAAAAAAGAGAGGGACTTACACAAAAATTGATCTGATTGCAGACTTCAATGATTTTTATGTTTTTATATCATCGATGGAGTATCTCAATTATTCTACAGCGTGGTTTGGTTCATACACAACGCAAAGAATGTTATATGCTGATCAACTTGATCAATTAATAAACAATCATTATGAACGAATATGTACATTGCTGACAACATATGACACCTTCGACGAAGTTGACGATATATATTTATTTCTTTCAAGCAAGAACAGCGATGTAAATTCTCTCAACTATATTTATGCTCTTTCACTAGGGTCAGATCCATTCAATAGTGATGATGAAGAACTCGTATTTAAAGCGGAAGAAATTATAGATGACTTTCAGTTTACAACAAAAAACTTATCTTCATATGGAGTTCTAAACGGTCTTAAGAAAGTTACAAATTTGAGAACAACGTCCTTTTATAATTTTTACACTTCAGATGAATCAACTCGTGGTGAGGGTGATGCGGCTGTAAATTCTTCAAACTATTATGATGCGGCTGCAGCATTTAAATGTATGCCACGATATATAAAATTAACTTGGAATCCAATTCAGGGTGGTTCTGGTATAGATACTGTAATCGTGCCAATTAGTGGCAACATATCAAACGTTTCAGAAATACAAGTTCTTAATGAATATTATTTTTCTCAAGTGTTTAGAAAAGATTCAAACGTCATTTCATCAGTATCTCCAAGCGTATCATCAATGCCAACTTTTGTTTCTTCTCCCGGAACATTTTCAACATCTACATCATCTCCGTCTTTTGCTTCATCTGGTGGAACATTGATGACTAGTATATCAACTACTCCTAGTTCAATGACACCCTCAACGTTCACAGCGATGCCGAGGGATACCTATATAACAATTTGTAGTTCTTCAATCAACAAATTTGCAAACTCTTCTTTTTGGAACAAAATCGTGCATGAATTTAACAATAGAGAAACAAAAGACATTGTTGATAATATGATATTCATTACAGATCATAATCTACTTAGAAAACGTAGCGATGCACCACCAAGATTACAATATGTTGGTTATCTAATTCACAAATACGAATGGTACGAAAACAAGTGGAAACTAAAAGAAGTTGTAATGCTTGACGATTGTCACACTTCTTGCTACTATGATTTTAATATTTTGTATAATAGACGATATCGATACAAAATGTCATCTCTAATAAAGTGGATATACAGTACGTCACTTATTGAAGTTGAATCATTTTATAGTTCGGCGACATATTCTGATACATTTATGCCAGAAGTAAGTTCGGAATCAACAATATTATCAACTGATTTATCAGAAGAAGAGATTCAAACAATTGATCCTGCTATAATGGGCAGTGTAACAAGTGAACCAATATATACTTCAACTGTTAGAGAAACTGGTCTCAAAGTTATGGGTTCTGCTACAGCTTTTCAGTCACGCATAGACATTCTAAGTGGTGAAGCTGCAAGAGAAGATGAAGCAACAAGAACTGAAAGTATAGACACACTAGAATCAACAACTGAAATAGTTTCAAGAAGAATAATTGATACTCTAAGTACGCCCGCTTCATTGAGGAGAAGAAGGTTATAAATGGCAATTCCGACTTCACCACTGTGGTCAATTTTAGCTTTCACAGAAGGTCTCGATATATCTGGATGGTTTGATGCTGCTACAGAAGGAGTTGATTGGAGTGCATTCCCAGTAGGTGCGTGGGGTGTAAATTATCTACGAGATGTTACAAACAAACGAATAGAAATTCACGATGGCGTAGCGTTTACTCAAATATATCCTGTCATAACTGCTGGTAGTATTGGAACAGGTAGTTGGAAAACGCAAATAAAATTTGTCCCAGACGTTTCTGTTGCATCTAATCGTATTTTTACTTTCAATGGTGGGTCTCCTGATTCTGGCCTTGGAAATGCTCTTGCTTTATATTGGGATCGTGGATTTAGTTTATGGAATATTCAAAGAGAGCTAGATATTTTTGGGCTTGGCGACATTGCAACTGGTGTCGACTTAACACCAGTACCTGGAACGACACTTGATATTCTGATGGAGTATGATTCTACTTCTGGTTTAGTATCAGTAACAATTAATGGTACTCTTTATGGTGCGCTTCCAACATTTGCTGCTGGAGCTGTTGCGCACGATCAGTCATTAAGTTTTTCGCTTCCAAGACCAGCAGGATTAGAAGTACAATTTATTGATGAGTGGCTCATAGGTGTTCCAGTACCAACTCCTCCACCGGCACCAGTAATAATAAGTAGTGGTGGCGTATCATTAGCTGACAGACCAAGACGCACTCTCGAAAGTGTTCCATCATTTGAATCAGAAGCTGCTCCTGCAATTTTTGGTGGAAACTTCGAAGAGTTATTTCATAGTGAATTTACTGAATTTGTTGAAGCAATGCCGATCATGGATGTTGTTGCTCCAGGTTGTCCAACAAATCTATCGTGTATAGTAAACACTTTAAATAGAACGATGTTCTTCACATGGTATTGGCCATCTACATATAGCTCAGATGGTTCAATTCAAAACGATGTTAAAGAGTTTGAATTTTTTAGATTCAAAGATGGAGAGTTTTCTCTTATTACAAAAACTAGAATTCCGAAATATAATTTTTATGTTACTGATGATTTACTACAAGAATCAAAAGATGAAGGTTTAGCATTTGCCGTTCGAGCTGTTGATTTTCATGATCTCGTTTCAAAAACATCAAAAACAATATTGGTGAAACTAAATAAAAATTATGGTTGTAAAGAAAGAGAAATAGATCCAGTTTTCATTTCAGGTGAATGTGGAAATCAATTAAATAAAAAATACTCACTTAACAATAAAATAATACTTAACAAAGATCAAATCAATCTATTTGTTGGAACTCATATAGGAATAAAGGAACCATTTAAGAATAGAGACAACACGTTACTTTTGACAATAAAAGATTTGAATACTGGAAAAATATTTACAATCAACTTAACAATACAACACAATAAACTAACTGTTCATGATGTTGTTTATGGAGTTGCAAATAAGACATCAGATATTTTGTCTTCAATAAGACGTGGGACAGGTAGATTTTAACGTATCAAAAAAATATATTGTGTTTATAATTAACCATGATGATTTGTGATTGTAAAATTTGTAACAAAAGCTTCAAAAATATTGTTTCTTTGAATACTCACATAGGGCAGAAACATAAAGACATTGATAAAAAAACATACGCTGAAAAATATAAAACCGAAGAATTAATTGAGTGTAGCTGTGGGAAAGCTTTTTATAGGTCAATGGCTCAACAGCGAAAAAGAAAACAGCAGATGTGCAGAGAGTGTTCCAAAAAGAATTCAGTAAAAAAAATGATAGAAAATGGTTCATTTTTAAGATCGGGCGCTTTATTAAATAAGCGGCTCGACGAATTAAAGATTAGAAATGAAATAGCTACAAAGTCTGCTAAAACTAGAAAAGCAAGAGGTATAAACTCGGCTCTCAAAACTGCTATGACAAGAAAGAAAAATGACATTGATTCTTTTAAAAAATCTGGCGTTAAAGCCCACCTAACAAGAGTTAATAAGGGTGTCTACGATAGATGTAGAAGTGATGGCACCTATGATCGAATGATTTTAAAAAGACACCAGACTTTAAAAAACAATAAATCATACGGTAAAAGCAAGGCTGAAGACTTTTTCTATAATTTATTGAAAGACAAATTTACTAAAGTGAATAGACAAGTTTCAACACTGAATGAGAAAAAAGAAGGCTTATTTAAGTTCATGAAAGGTTATCACAATTTTGACTTTGTTGTAGACGATATGTATTTCGTATGTTTTGATGGAATTTATTATCATGGTCTTGATCGGCCGATTACTGAAATAGCAAAATGTAGAACACTCACAGACAAAACTATATTTGATACTTATTATAGAGACAGAAATTTGGAAGACTTTTGTCAAAAAAATGATATCAACTTATTAAGATTCAATGATATCAACTTTAAAATGTTTTTATCAAAAAAAGAAAAACTGATTCCGTACTATGTCTGCGGAAAAAGCAATGATATAGATAGATTTTTAAATTCGCTAAAGGAGAAGAACTATGGGCTTTCTTAACAGTGATTTTCCGACATCGACTGTAATAATTGATGCCGTTCTTACTGACCTGGGCCGTCAATTTATTTCGAGAGGTGATGGCTCGTTTGCAATTACACGTTGGACTGCTTCAGATGATGAGATTGATTACAACCTTTGGAATCCAGCAAACCCAGGAGCTGAAGATGCGGCTATTCTCGTCTCTCCTGTTTTTGAGGGTTTCATTAACGAATCGTTTGCATTAAAATATCCTGCTATGTCTTGCGATATTCCAAATCTTAAATATCTTCCCAAAATAGTTACAGAACCTACAACTGTAACAAAGTATTATAGAGATGCAATAAAAAACTCATTCGTTGTTACTGTTTCACAAAAAATGATTACAAATGATGTCGCGTCAATTCCGTCTCAAATATGGGATCCGTCATTCATCGTTCAAGTTGATGACGATTTACTTATCTGTGATAAAGTTGATCTCGTTAATATTTCCGCATATAACATCGGTAGTTATATTGCACCAACAAATTCAACACAGATTACAAACGTAAATAGCTGCAATGTTTATTTTAGAAGCAGAGAAGTAACATCAGAACAGTGGTCATCATATGCAAATTCTGGAACGGTTGCTCCTAATAGACAAATTACAACTCTTGCTAAATTTACAGGAACAACAAGTGGTCTTCACACAACTATTGCTATAACACTAACTGAAAGCAGTTCTTAAAAATATGAATTTCTTTTGTCAAGCTTGTGGAAAAGAATGTGACTCTGTATGGTCTCTTGCTAGTCACATTAGATGGACGCATAAGCTAACAAAAGAGAAATATGCTGAAACCTATAAAACTGAAGAATGGTTTATTTGTCCTGTTTGTGGTGATGGGTTTTTTATAGCGAAAAAGTGGTGGAAAAATCTAAAATATAAAGCTTGTAAGAAGTGTCGACATGAATATAAAGTTAAACAAATGAATTTAGATGGCTCATATGATAAAGCTAGACAAAAACAGTTCAGTACTATGAGAAAAAACGGAACTATAGAAGAGAGATCGAAAAAACGAAGAAATACAATGTTGAAGAATGGTTCTGATATCATATTTGCTGAAAAAATCAGAATCGATCACGCAAAAAATCCAGAGAAGTATTTTGGTGCTGCTAAAAAGTGGACTGAAAATAGAAAAGAGCGCGATCCCGGTTTCTTTTCAAGAAAAAATAAAAAGATGTGGAAAAACAGATCTAAAGAAAATGTTAACTCTTGGGTTCAAAAAGTTCATGATACTAGAAAAAGAAATGGGACATATCGATGTGTTTCAAATGCTGAACTTGCTTTTTCTTGGCTTGCTCATTTAATTTTTAGTGACAAAAATATATTTCAACAAGTAAAGATGAATTCTGAAGAAGGAAAAGTTTTCTTAAACGAAAAATTAGACAGTTCATTTACAAGCGACATAATATTAAAACTCGAAAATAAAATTTACATTGTCCCGTTCGATGGTTTATATTATCATGGCTTGAAAAAAAATCTTAAAGATATCAACAATACTCCACAAAAGAAAACTATAATAAAAACTATCGAGCGCGATATTTTATTTGAAAAACACTGTATGAAAAATAATATAAACTTAATCCGTTTTAATGATATTAATTTTGAGTCTTTTATAAATGGTAAAGAAAATTTAATTCCGCATTTTGTTTGTGGAAAAAGTGATGACATAGACTTTCTTTTTGATAAACTGAATACTTATTTCAAAAGTCATAATCTAAGAAAAATAGGAGCATTTTAGATGTTTAAATCTTTCGATCTTAAAAATGATATTGGGCAAAGAGAAAACACGCTCTTTGAAAATGTTTACATTTATTCAAATTCGTTCACTGATGATAACTACTGCAGAAAATACAACAACAGTTCATATTATCATTTGTCAAATTCACTAACTGGGTATCTCGGTTATTTTCAAACCATATACGACCAAACTCCGATAACTCTTGCTTCAACAAATGCTCTTTGTGACATCACTTACGGAATGTCAACCGGATCAACTTGGTATGCGTCAACAGTTGTTCAAAGAGATGAAAAAGCAAATATCTATAAGATTATGGCTTCAACTCTGCTCGGTTCAACAACAAAACAGTTTTCATGGGCAGGAACTACATATACTGATTTATTCTTTATCACTCTCAAGAGAAACGTCTTTAAAGATTATATTCGCGACAGATATGTAACAATGTGGATATCCGCTTCAACAGAAGGACCAGTTTCAACATTAACCGCCTCTGATACATGTGGAACAACAATTGCAGAAGAATATGCTGGAAATTATGGACCAATTTACTCGTGCTCAAATGGTGCTGTTGTAGGTCTTGCGTTTTATAATGCTGGTGTTATAGCTCTTACTACTGCCTCGATGTATGGACCATATTTCTCTGGTTCGTGGCATATGAATGATCTACTTACAGGAAGCACGATAGATCATGTTACAGATGGAGCAAAGAATCACGTTCAGCTTATGAATATTCATCCAGCAACAAGAATTCATTCGACTGCTTATAAATGTATATTACTAGATAAAGATTTCAACTATTCGAGCAACCCAACATTTACAGATAATAATGGACTAATTCGAGTAATGAGTGGTTCTCTTGCTCTCACAAATGTTCAGAGTAGGACATACTTAACTACGATAGGCTTATTCGACGACTTATCGAATCTTCTTGCAGTTGCAAAAACATCGATTCCCATACTTAAAACTCCAGAAGTGAGTTTGATTTTTACGGTTCGAATCGATTTTTAATCATTTTTAAAACAATCAGATGAAAACAATCTGTCAGATTTGCAATAAAGAAGTTGCTCATTTTAATGCTCATTTAGAAAAAGAGCACAAATTAACAAGAGAACAGTATGCTTTCATGTTTCATACAGACGAAATAGTTGTTTGTAAATATTGTAATAAAGAATTTTATCGTAAATTATCATCACGAAAAACTAGGAAAATTTGTTATAACAAAGAATGTGTTAAAAAATCGTTTCAAGATCGCGGAAAGAAAATTGGAAAAACAAATAGAGAAAATGGTCATTATAATCGATTAAAAGGAAATAAAGATTTTGCGAAGAGCATTTCAGAAGGAACTAAAAAGTGGCACGAAGACAATCCCAGTGTTCGTTTTGAAATTGCTGAAAAAAAGAGACAAGATGGTTTTTACGACAGCGTCAAATCAAAAGAGAGAGCTAAAAAATCGATAGAAACAAAAAAAGACAATGGATATTTTGAGTCAGAGCAATTTAAAAATATTGTAAAAACTTGGAGCGATGCTGGTGTTTTGTTTAGAAAAACGCCATCACAAAAAAGAGACGAAGCGATAAGAAAAGCAGAAGAAAAAAAGTGGGAAAACGGATTTTATGATTCAGATAGAGCGAAGGAACGAATTGCAAAAGGAATGCCACAGCGTATAGAAACAAATAATGATAGATATGGTGGAAATGCTCCAGCTTGTTCAGAAGATGTTGTAAAGAAAATGGAAGATACTTATTTTGAAAAAACTGGTTATAAGAATGCGATGCAAAATCCTGAAGTTAAAAAACAGATACAACAAGATTGTTTATTAGAATATGGTGTTGAATGTCATGGTCAAAGAGAAGATGTAAAAGAAAAAATAAAAGAAACGTTTATTAAAAACTATGGTGTTGATAATATATTAAAGACTGAAAAAGTTCGAGATAAATGCAACTCTCCTGAAGCTCAAGCAAAAAGAAAATTGCATATGTTAGAAAGAGGTTCTTATAAAAAAGCGGCAATTATAAGACATCAGACAATGAAACGAAATGGAACATATGGAAAGAGTGCTTCTGAAGATTTTCTCTATCAACTTATGTGTAGAAAGTTTCCTCTTGACTGGACTATTCTTCGTCAACAAAATGTACCGTTTGGAGAGGATCAAAATCTCTGTGTTGATTTTCTTGTGAAGACTGACAAAAATGAAGAAGTAATCATTCTCGTTGATTCATACTGGCATGGTCTTGGTAGAGATGAAGAAGAAATTAAACAATTTAAGACACCGAGAGATAGAACTATTTATAAGACGTTACTAAAAGATAGATCGTTTAACGAATGGGTTTTAAACAATGGCCAACATGTGCTTAGATTCAGTGACATAGACATTAAATGTTGCACTAAAAATAAACAACTCCTCAACAGTTTCTTTAGTTGCTGTGACGATAAATTGAACTCAGAAATAATTAATAAGCTAAACAATATTGATTATGACTTATTTTAAGAAAGGAATAAATATATGAAAGAGAAAATAAAAGAACTGAGCTATTGCCGACCGGGTTCTTGCTGTCCTATTTTTTCTTTGTTCAGAGATGAAGAGTCTTTGTGGTTAGAGATTAAAGACGATTTCGGTGGGGCGATCAAAATAATAGGTGACAAAAAAGAATTAATAAAGACAATAGAAAAACTCTTTGAATAAGAAGTTCGATGTTGAGAAATGACATACTATCGCCTCAATAAGAATAGAGACACCTTTGTAACTCAAATTGAGGCATTTCCAGAATACAGAATAACAAATACAAGTTCTCAATATCTATCATTTAGAGACTATTACAACGATAGTCATTCATATTACTACATAACAACTGATGAACCTTTAAGAAGAACAACATCTTCTCTAAATATTTATAATGACGTAGATATAGCTTCGAGTAGAGGTCGGACAGTAAATCAGTTACAAAATTATTTCGGAGGTTATTGGGCAGATTATGAATCTCTGGCTCAATATACTGGAAGTATGAGCGTTGCTGATATTCCAAAAGCATTCTTCGGAAAAGAAATCGTAAGAAGCAAGTTTCGAGTAACAGAAATTTCTAGTTCTGGACAAAAAAGATATGTATGGGACGATGGCTATGGTTCTCTTTATTCAAATTGTTATTTTAATTCTAGTAGCTTAAACGTTACCCGTTTTGATGGCATCGATGATAGAGTAGTCTCAACAGCTCCGGTTGTAACAAGTTCATTTACAATTGCTTGTTGGTTGAAACTAACTGGAATAAATGGAATAGGATATTCTCATATTGCTCTTGCTGGTGGCGGGTATAATACTGGGTTTGATACTGTTGTTTTTGGTGTTTTTGCCGAAAGCGGTTCTTTTGGAAATGCAGACGTTCTCGGTTGGCCGCCACACGAAGAACAATGGGTTCCTGACTGGCCTTCTCAAATATATATGTCGCCATATTGGCCAACTTGGGAAAAAGGTTGGGGACCACAATGGTTTACTGAACCGCCAGAAATGGTTGAACCAATCTTGTATTTTGGTGGTGGCAACTCAACTGTAACTCCATTATCAACAAAAGAAGTTTCGATAGGAACATGGTATCGAACTGTAATGATTTATAATTCTTCATCGAACGAAGTTACATATTACGTAGACGGTGCAAATCACGGAACGAGAACAGTTGGTTCTATGTCAATCGATGCTGGAAACATGTTTATAGGTGTTTACAACGACACACCATCAATTTTACATCCATTTCCTGGTTGTCTATATGATATGAGAATTTATTCTCGTTCTTGGACTGCAGGTGAAATCACTGATGATTACAGTGGAACAATTGTAAGCACAGAGTCGCTTGTTAAACATTGGTGGCTTGATGAAATTTTTGCAGGACCAACCGTTCATGAAGAAATAGGTTCAACATATGATACTGTGATTGGAGCTACTACGTCTTCTGTAATAGGTTATCCACCACCAACATGCTTGCATAACTGTCTAACTGCAAACTGTGATTCGAAAATAGGAAATATTTTCTATTCTGAAGGTATTGCATTTTTAACAAATTCACTATTTACTGGATCGTGGCCAATAACATCTTCTGATATAACATATGAAATTTCATTTACGGGATCAAACAACATATACGTTCAAAACGTTTTTTGTCACATCAAAGATCATGAAGCTAATTTTTCAAATAATGAGTCGGCTTATACTCTTGCAGAAAATAATGAGAAGATAAAAATATATACAGGTTCTGAAGATAAGACATGGATAACTGGTATTGGTTTATATGACAAAGAATATAAACTTGTTGGTGCTACAAAATTTGCTTCTCCAATTAGAAAGCTTCCAAACGACAAACTGCTCTTTAAATTGAGAATAGATCTGTGATTATCCTAACATTCGACGTTAGCAGTTCTTGTATAGGTTATTGTCTAACTGATAATGGAAACATTACTCGATATGGATTCGTCGATATATCAAAAATAGATTCAGAGTTTTTACTAAATAAGATTGTTGCATTCAAAGATATTTTTGAATTCCCGCAAAATGTAGATAAAGTTGTAATAGAAGAAAGTCTCAAAAGTTTCTCTTATGGTTTATCTTCTATTAATACAATAATAACTTTAGCAAAGATGAATGCTTCATTTTCGTTCTTTCTATTTGAGAAGTATAAACTATATCCAGAATATATAAACGCTTCATCTGTTAGAAAAATAATCGGAATAAAAATTGATAAAAATTCTAGTGTTGATAAAAAGCAGCAAATATTTGATTTTATTGACAAAAGTAATAATCTATTTGTTCTTCTCAATAGAAACGATAACATCGATAAAAGAAATTGGGACGTTTCAGATGCGATAGCTATTAATCTCGCTATTGTTAAAAAAACAAAACAAACCTCATAACATATAATAACCCTGTGGATCTCGTAGATATTTTAAGAAGAGCGTTCAACGAAGAAGGTTACATTAAGGGTGATGAAATTGCGTTTTTCTGTCCTAAGCATGACCATCATAAAAGAAAGCTCTGTATCAACTTAATCACGCAAAAGTGTCACTGTTGGATTTGTGATCTATCTGCGCGTTCTATTCACTCTCTTTTCAAAAAACTTAAGTTCGATACGTCGCTTCTAAAAAACACTCATTATCATGTCGAGGAAATCTTCGAGGAAAACAAACAACAAGCTCAGATCGTAAAACTTCCAGACGAATTTCTTCCGCTTTGTTACAAACAAAAATCAATTTTTTACAATCAAGCTCTAGCATATCTTAGGAGTAGAAACGTAGAAGACTTACAGATTCTAAGAAACAAAATCGGTTATTGTGAATCTGGCGAATATAGGGGCAGAATAATATTTCCATCATTCGATTCTAATGGGAAACTAAACTACTTTGTAACACGATTATTCTTGAGTTCAGAAAGCCGACAAAAACATAAAAACCCTACAGCTGAAAGACAGAACATAATCTTTAATGAACAAAATATAGATTTCTCGAAGCCGATTACAATTTGTGAAGGAATCTTTGATTCGTTTGTTTGTGGAAGAAACTCTATTCCTCTTCTTGGATCTTCTGTATATGAAAACTTAATAGAAAAGTGCGTGAAACAAAAATGTCCAGAAATATTTCTTGTTCTCGATCCTGATACATACAAATTTGAAGATAACAATTCGAAACTAGTTAGAATTTGTAAGAAGCTATTACAATATGATCTTACAGTTAAGTTCATAGATGTAAGACCATATAAAGATGTTGGAGAAATGTCGAAAGACGAATTTATTTCAAGAAGAAGTAGTGCAATGACTGTTGATGATCGGTTCTTATTCAATATAAAAATGGGAGAGATGAATGATTATAGTACACCTTGCTGATGTGCATATTCACAATGCAATTCGTCACGAACAATATAGAGAAGTTTTTTCTGAGTTTTACAAAAGACTCGAAGTTATTAAACCAGATGCAGTTGTTATTGTTGGGGATCTAGCACATAATAAGACAGAGCTTTCTCCAGAATTCGTAGACTTATGTTCTGAATTTTTAATTAATGTTTCTCGTCTCACAAAACGTCTTGATCTAGTTGTAGGAAACCACGACTGTAACCTTAAAAATCGTAATCGGCAAAATGCTATTTCACCAATTGTGTCCCTTATAAAAAGGACAAACATAGAAAACCTAACTCTATTTAAAAAATCTGGAATTTATGATATAAATGATAAGTTTCGCTATGTTGTTTATTCAATTCTTGATGACGAAAAACCAGTTGTCGACAATTCAGACAAAGTTACGATTGCTCTGTTTCATGATATAGTTGATTCTGCTATTACTGATCTTGATTTTTCTTTATCATCAAACTATAAACTTGATTACTTCGATGGATGTGATATTGGGATGTTCGGTGATATACATAAAGGACAGTCTCTTGACAAAGAAGGGCGCTTTCGTTATGCTGGTTCATTCATTCAGCAAAACGCTGGCGAGTCTCTCGATAAAGGCTTTTTGGTTTGGGATATCGAGGACAAGAATAAGTTTAGTGTAAAGAAAGAATTTATTTATCCGAAAGGTCTATATTGCTCTCTGACTATTGATGAGAACTTCAACATCACTGAATCAACGAAACTGCTCAATAATAGCAATATAAAAGTATATTATCCAGCGTCGATTGACAAAAAGAAACTCCATGAATTTGTAAGCTCTCTATATACGAAGTATGATGCGAATGAAGTTACTCCAATAAAGAACAATAACATCAGTATAAATTCTCAAAAACAAAACAGCAAAATATCTTTTTCTCTTGAGAAATATCTTGAAAACAAAAACATAGATCTAAAAGAACAGATTGTTGCACTTGATAGAGACATAGAAACAAAAATAGATGTTGGTTTATTTGCAAATAGAGGTCTTATTTGGGAAATCAAAGAACTTTCTTGGTCTAATATTCTAGCTTATGGTGAAGATAATAAAATCGATTTCACAAAACTAAATGGAGTTACTGGTGTTATTGCTGAAAACAGAATGGGAAAATCGTCTCTCATTGATATCATTCTTTGGACACTATTTAATGAGACCTCTAAAAAGAGTAAGAAATCAAGTTGGATAATTCACCATGGAAAAAAAGATGCTATCAGCAAAATGCTTATCTCTACGAATACAGGAGATGAGTATGTTATTGAGAGAAAAATAACAAGAAAAAAAGATAGTGCATCAACATCTGTAGATTTCAAAAAAATATCAGGCGGAATTGAAATATCTCTTAATGGAATAGATAGAAACGAAACTGATAGAAACATAAGACAGATATTTGGTACTTTTGATTCTTTTATTATGACATCTCTTGCTCCGTCTGGAATGATGAACAACTTTGTGAAAAATATTGAATCTGAACGACTTAATGTTCTTTCAACGTTCCTTGGTCTTGATGTATACAAAGCAAAATACAAGATTGCAAAAGAAGAATCTGACGACTTAAAATCGGCAATAAAAGCATATAAAGACGTTGATTTCGATAAGCAAATTTTTGAAGCAACAAGTGAAGTTGCGATTCAAGAAACACAATATGACGTTATTAGTAGAGAGCTTGAAAATAAAAAAGAGAAACTTAGTAATGTTGTTTCTAAAATATTTGAACTAAAAAGCTCATTGAATAATGGAATAGATGTTAAAGAATCTATAGATTTGCTAACCGAAAAGAAAAACGAACTCGATGTTAAAGTAAACAACTGTAATATTTCTCTCGATGAAGAAAACAAAAATGTAGGAGAATATCTCGGAAAAATATTTTTCTTATCTGAAGCTTGTTCACAAATAAATGTTGATTCTTCTATTGAACAGAGCTATTCTCTCAATCAAAAGATAATCGATAAAATAGAAAACGCACTTATTATAGTAAGCAAACAAAAAGAGAATATAGTAAAAGCTACATCGATTCTTGATAAGGTAAATTGTGATAGAGCCGATTGTATTTTTATAAAGGATGCAATAGAAAAGAAAACCGAATTATTAAAAGTCGATAATGAAATTGAGAACCTAACAAATGAACTGAAAAGTTCAAGTGAAAGAAAAATAGAGATAGAAAACGAATACAATAAATACAAAATAAATAAAGCTAAAAAAGAAAGTATTCAGAAAGAAATATCGTCATTAAATAGTAAAGTAAATAAGAGCAACTCAAACATAAATTCAGTTCAACAACAACTAAATAATATCTTAAACACACTGAAGACAATACAAGAAAAAATAGACAAAGTAAATAAAAATAAAGAGCTGATAGAACAAAATAATAGAATAAACACAGAAATCAGCACTATAACAAGTGAACAAAAAGAAATTGAAAACAGTGTGGTGCAAGTAGAGAAAAAACACAATCTTATTGTACAATCAATAGGAGCTGCCAAAGCGAAGCTGCAACAGTCAACTGACAGCAAATTCAAGTTCTTTGAAACGAAGAAGAAATATGATGCATATGAAAAATATCTTGAACTAACATCGAGAACTGGAATTCAACTTGAAGCTATAGTTGAAAACCTAGAAATAATAAACACAGAGATTCATAACGTCCTAGTTGAAAATGGTTTTTCGTTTGATGTTCTCTTAGAAGAAAATGAAGAAAAGTCTGGTATTGAACTTTTTATAAAAGATGGTGATCAGAAAGTACACTTAGAACTAGAATCTGGTGCTGAAGAAGCTATTTCATCTATGGCAATAAGACTCGCTCTCATAAACATTTGTACGCTTCCAAAGATGAGTGGTTTCATTATTGATGAAGCTTTTGGTGCTTTTGACTCAAAACTTCTTCCAAAGTTCACATCAATTTTCGACTATATAAGAAAATACTTCAAAAACGTAATAGTAATAACACATATTTCAGCAATTAAGGACATCGTTGATTCAAGAATAGAAATACAGCGCACAGATAAAGAGTCAAAAATATTTGTGTGAATCAATAATTATTGATGGAGATGTAAAATGCAATTTTGGAAATCTGGTTGGTTCTATATCATAGCACTTTTAATTCTCGTTATAGCTGCAGGATCAATATGGCATAAATGCTCTATAGACTCTTTGCGAGAAAACAATAATCAACTTCTTAGTCAATTACTCGAAGATAGTAACTATCAAACAAAAAAACTCGATGATACAATTTATGGAATCAAGACTATACAAAATAGTCAGTTGTCTGAAGATCTTCTCACAAAGAAACTGAAAGAGATTCTTGACAAATATGATCTTTCTCAAGTTTATGGTGCTCAAATTCAAATTCAGGCATCAATAAAAAAGATTCTCGAAGGTCAGTCTGGAGCAACAGCAATAATTCCAAGGCCAGCAACAACGACTCAACCGTCTACGACGACAATAATAGTAAGGGAGACAGGAAATAATGGTAGTGTCAACAATAACGCTAGTGGTGACAATTGCTCTGTTCATAGCAACGATCAACCTTCGACCGAAAATATAAATGTTTGTAATGAATGTCTTGCAACAAATATTGTTCGGGTACCATTCGAAGATCATAGCGATCCTTTGTTGACAATAACCGGATTTACTGAGAGTGGTATTAGTGTAAACGAATTGGGAACGTATCATTTAGAATTAAAATGGCTTCAAGACATCCTTTTAAGTATCGTTCTTGCGCAAGACGAATCTGGTACTTGGACAACGCTGATAGATTCTAACTCACCAAATATTGATATTTCAAGAATAAGATCAGAAATCACAATTGAGCCATTTGAACAAAAATGGTGGCAGAAGCTCCAACTTGGTGGCGGCATTGCTGCTGGTGGAGGCGGAATGTTAGCAAGCGGAATGCTCGGTTACAAAATCACAGACCACTTAAATTTACTTGGTGCTTTCTATTATGATATGGCATTCGACGGAACAATTGAAAACTATAATGACCACGCCTATTATGGCTTAACGCTAATCGGCAATTTGTAAGAAGGAAGGAAAAATAATGGCCCTCGATAAAGTACCGTATTTCTGTCCAAATCTTAAAAATGGTGAGAAATGTGGAAAGATTCTCCGTCCATTTGATGTATTCATGTGGGAACGTCTTGGTATATGCCTCGATTGTGCTTCTGATCTCGAAACTCATATAGTTGCATCTGGAGCTCCAGAACTCAGTGAAGAATATAAAAAGAAGGTTCTTTGTGCATTCGAAGAGATTCGTAAAGAAAATGAAGGAAAAGGCTTTCAAATCTATAAGTGATGATATATTTATTATAAGGGAATAACAATAATGTCAGAAAAAAAAGAAGAATCAAATCATCTCGAAAACGTTCTAAATATATGGGACAAAATCTCTCGATCTTTCAACAGTATAGAAAAGACTTCTCCATCTATCGGTTTCGGAATAAAGTTTAATGAAGATAAACAATTTTGTATCTATTGTTCGTCATATGAAAATCATCTTCAAGATCCAGATAGAAAAAACAATGCTCTCAAAGAAGCATCGGCGAATGTTGATGGTCTTCTCAAGAAACTGAAGGAAAATCTGAAGAAAGACTTTGATGAGACACTCAAGGCAAAAATTGTTGCTGAGAGTTCAGACGTTGAATGTATATCACTCAATGGACGCTTTAAGCTCACATTTAAAAAGCTCTATGAAATGGATCAGAAAGAAGGGAAGGAATAACATGAACTTAAGAAAGACGATCAGAGAAGTTATGTCAAAAGACGAAGAGATTCCTGGATTTGGAAAAGATTATTCTAAAGAAGAACAATTTGAAGCACTACGTGAACTAGAAAAAACAATAGGTCGGCGCAGTCCTGGGGGCAGTGGCAGTGGCCTTTGGGCTTCTATAAAATTTTCAAATTCTTCGTACAATAAACTTCCTAGAAATGTAAAAGACGCTTGGGATAATTTTGAAGAAGCATTTATGAATCTTAATAGTATAACAAATGAAACAGAAGGCGATATAGGAGAAGAACTCGGAATTAAAGGATACGAGAGAAGATGAACCTAAGAAAAGAAATAAGAAAGGTTATTAGAGAATAGAGAGATAGCGATAGTGAGAAGACTGAGCTTGAAAGACTTCGTTCCAATAAATTTCAAAAAATAAACACAATCTTAGAACATGATCTTCCTCTAGCCATTCAGGCTGAACTCGATGCTCTCGACAGTCCCAGTGATAAGAAAAAATTTCTTGAACAACTTAAGAAAATAGAAATAAAACTAAATGTAAAAATATCGATTCCGTCTGAAGATAAAGCTACTAGTCCAAGACTAAAAATATATTAAGACCTACTAAAAGTTCCACAAAATCATAATTAATGTATGGCTGATCCAAAACATGACTCTTCTGGTCTCACAAAAGAGTTTATTGACTGTAAAGATATCAAAATATTAGACAGCAAGTTTAGTATTTTATGTAGATGTTGTAATACATATATAGGTTCACAAGGTTTTTCTGGTCATCTATTAGCTCAACATAATATCTCTAGAATTGAATACGCTTGGAAGCATCATACTGATGAAATATGTAATTGCGCTGTCTGTAACAAAAATTATTTTAGAAGTTATGGTTACATTAGGTTACGTCTTAAAAATACTTGTAATAACAAAAAATGCATGAATCAATTTAGAAAAATGTCTATTGAAAAAAGTTTTTTAAAAAAATATGGATTTAAAAATTCTTTTGTGACTCCTCATATACAAAAAAAAGTTATTGAAAATTCAAAAAAGACGTTAAAAAGTAAAAACATTTATCATATTTGCGCTTTGAAGAGAGCAGAGAATTTAAGAAAAAAAGGTCTTTTATCTGTTATAGGTAAAAAAACTCTTTTAAAAAAGAGACAAAACGGTTATTACACTGAAAAATTTCTCGTTAAAAGAAGTGAGTCAGCTATTAAGGGAGTAAATACAAGAAAATCAAAAGGAGCTATTTTTAATAGACTTGTTTCTTTGAAAATTTCTGAAACAAGAAAGAAAAATGGGACGTATAACAAATCAAATCCAGAAAGCAAGTTTGGGTCATTTTTGAGTTCAAAATTTAATTGCGTTCATAATCAAATAAGTATAAACTCAAATGAATTTATAAAACTGTTTGGCTTAAGACTAGAAGATTACAAAAAATCTTTCACTTTTGATTTTGCTGTTGTAGAAGATGGTCGAATTATTTTTATATGTATTGATGGTATCTATTATCACGGTCTTGATAGACCAATAGTTGAAATAGCAAATTTAAGAACAAAGACAGACAAAACGATATTTGAAACATATTATAGAGATAGATATCTTGAAGACTATATTTCTAGCAAGAATATGTGTATAAACGTAGTAAAATTTTCTGATGTTTCTATTACTAATTTTCTTAAAAACAAAACTGAGAAAATGTTACCATATTATTGTAATGGCGAATCAAATCAATTAGATTCATTTTGGAGAAAGTTTTATGGCTGATCCAAAACACGATTCGTCTGGTCTCACAAAAGAGTTTATAAAGTCTGAATTTTTGAAATGTGCTGATAGTGTAGAGTACTTCCTCGATCAATATGGCTATATAAGAACAGAAGAATTTGGCATAAAAAGATTTGAGCTCTTTGACTACCAAAGAGAAATATTACAAGAACTTCAAGAAAATCGCTACCTCGCAGTTCTAAAATCAAGACAGCTCGGTGTTTCAACGATAATTGCTGGCTTCATTGCTTGGTATATTCTCTTTCGAAAAGCTCGTCACGTTTTCATTATGGCAACAAAGAGAGAAAAAGCTGGAATCTCTTTTGAGATGGTAAAAACCTTTGTTACTGAATGTCCACAATGGCTTAGATTATATTCTGTTGTTAAGAACAATTCGATGCGCTTTGAGTTATCAAATGGATCATGGGTAAAGAGTCAAGCTACTTCTATGGACGCCGGTGTTGGTGAAGCAGCATCTCTGTTCTTTATTGACGAAGCTGCTCTTATTGAGAAACTGAGAGAACATTGGGTAGGGCTCTTCCCGACTATTTCTTGTGTAACTGGCAACACAATGATACTCACAGAGAGTGGTTTCAAAAGAATTGATGACATCTGTAAAGACATTAATGAAGGAGAATATAGTAATAAAGTCAATGGTTTAAAAATATATGGAAGAAAAGGTATCGAAGAAGTTTCTCATGCATATGTTTCTCCAAAAAGTAAGACGAAGATAATAACAACTAGACATGGTCTCCAACTTGAAACAACTCTTATACATCCATTATTGAAGCTCACTGAAAACGGATCTGAAATGACTGCAATGGAAAATCTCAAGATTGGAGACTGTCTCCGCGTTGATGTTGATATGAATGTATGGGGAAATAATAACTTCGTTGGTCATAAACAGCTCAAATATCTCACAAAAAATTTCGCATATATTTTAGGTGGATATGTTGCTGAAGGTTGGATAACTGGTTCTAAAGATATTAACGATATAGGAAATGGAGTTTTAATTAGTAACGAAGACGATGAATTTAGAAAAGTGTTCTTAAAAAATAAAGTTATAAAAGAGTTTCATAGTCAAAAGCCAGACTACGAAGGAAGTAAAGGAAAACTTATTTGCTGTTCGAAAGAGATGGTTAGACTTTTTAAAGCTATTGGCATAAACAGGGTTAATAAAAGTCATACAAAACACATTCCAGAAAAAATATTTGAATGCTCAAAAGAAATCATTGGTTCTTTTTTGTCAGGGCTGTTCGATGGTGATGGTTGTATAGGAGAAAAAGGAGACATTGTTTTAGTAAGTTCGAGTCACAAGTTATTAATACAAACTCAGTTATTATTGTTAAATTTTGGAATCGTTTCTTATATACGATTGATGCATGATGATGACTTACAAAAACTTTTAGATAAGGGATGCGTATTACCTAGAGGTAAGTTACCAAAGAGTGCACATAATTGTTGGAAGCTATCTATTTCAAGAAGCTATTTAACTGTCTTTAAACAAAATATTGGATTCAGAATAAAACGTAAAAACGACAGACTTAGAAAACAATCAAAAGAACGAATTCAGATTTGGAAACGCGAAACAATTCCAAAACATGTTGTCGTTGAACAGTTCAAAGACATAATCAAGAATTCAGGTAAGTCCAAAAGTTTCTTTAGAAGAAATAAAGTTAGAACAGATCTTTTATATGTTGATAAGTATAAGAAAATAACTTTCAATTGGATCTGTAAGTTTGTAAATATAATAAGAGAGCAAAATATAAAAATAACTGAAAGTCAAGATAGACTATTTAACGATCTGATTGAACATAGATGTTTTTGGGACGAGATCGTTGATATAAAAGATTCTGAGAATATCACTTATGACTTTACAGTACCAAAGACACATTCATTCCTACAGAACGGAATAATAGGTAGTAATACAGGCGGAAGATGCGTCATGGCTTCCACGCCGAGAGGTGTTGGAAACAAGTTTTGGGAAATAGTTACTGGTGCTCAAAACGGAGAAAACGAATTTAAAGTAAAAGAATATCCATGGAGCAGAAGATTCTCGAGGGAATGGTTTGAAAAAGAGAGAATAGGAAAAACAACAAGAGAAATTGCGCAAGAATATGAATGTAAGTTCCTCGAATCTGGTAATACATTTCTTGACACTAATATCTTTGAAAAAATCAATGAAACAATTTGCGAACCAATTCAAAAAAGAGGAGATCTTTGGATTTGGAAGAGTTCTGAATTTGATCAAAGATACTTGATTGGAGCTGATGTCGCAAGAGGAGATGGTGGTGATTTTTCTGCGTTTTGTGTCATGAATGTTGCTACAGGAGAAGTTGTTGCTGAATATAGAGGTAAGATCAAAACAAATGATTTTTCAGAGTTTCTTGTGAACATTGGACGAGAATATAATAATGCATTAATAATTCCAGAATCGAACTCTTATGGTGATGCTGTAATTCAAAAAATTCTTGAACTCGAATATGAAGATCTTTATTTTTCTACGAGGTCGCTTGGTGGAATGCCATTTGGTGTTCTCACTTGTTGGGAATCAACTGGAAACAAATCAGCGAAAGCTGGTCTTCATACAACGTCTACATCAAGACCAAGTATGCTTCAGAAACTTGAGGAGCTCCTTCGACTTGGAGCTATTACTATTCGCTCAAAGAGATGTTATGATGAATTTACAACATTCATTTGGAAGGGACAGAGACCAGAAGCAACAAGAGGGAGTACTGACGATATTATAATGTCTCTCGCAATTTGTGCAGTTATAAAAGATAGACACTTCAAAGAAATTGAAAAAACGATACAAAAAATAGATACTCTTGTTTCAGGCTTCATTTCATCGAGAGAAGCATTTGATATAGGAAAAAAACCTAATAACAATAATGAAGCTGAACACCTTGCACTATTGATAGCAAAGATTTAGTTTTGTGATAAAATAGGATTGAAAAATGTTTTTCTGTAAAATATGTAATAAGAAATGCGAAAATAGAAAAAGACTAAAACAGCACATTTTTTCTTCTCATAAAATAACAATCAAAAACTATTCAGAGCGCTTTCTAACAGATGAATGGATAGAATGTCATAATTGTAAAAAATATTTCTATAAACGATTTTGTGCACAAAAAGAACGAAATTTTTGCTGTAAAGGTTGCGCAACGAGTTGCCGAAACATAGAAAACGGCATCAGCGGAAAAGCAAAAGAATATAGTGATAAAAGAATAGCAAGAATGAAGAGTGATGGTTCTTATGAGCAAATGATAAATAAACTTAAAATGAGCCTAACAAATAGTGAAAAACTAAAACAGAGCCAAAGAGAAAGAGTAAGAAAATTAAAAGAGTCTGGAAAATTTGATCAAACAATTAAAAAAATGGTTGAAACAAGAAGAAAAGAAAATTCTTTTTCGACTGGTCAGATAAAAGCTAAAGAAACGAGAAAAGAGAATCATACTACATATAATGAGGTAGTCGAAAGAATAAGAAAAAAAGATCCAGATTTTTATCACAAAAATGCAGCTAAAACTCAAGCCACAATGAAAGCTAATGGAAATAGCGCTGGAGTAATAACAGCAAAGTCAAAAGAAAAAGTGAGACTATCAAGAATAAATAACGATACGACTCATAAACAAGTTATCGACAGACTAAAGAAAGAAAATCCAAGTTTTTTCGTAGAGAATGCTAAAAAAGCAAGTAATACTATGAAATTGAATTGTTCGTATGGAAAATCGAAACCAGAAGAAGAAAAATACAAATCACTGTGTTGTTTTTTTAACGACGTCGAAAGACAACATAACGTTGAATTTATTGATTCAAACAACAAAAAAAGACTTTCAATAATTGATTTTGTTGTTTCTGTAAATGAACAAAGATTTTTTATAATGCAAGACTCTTCTTATTGGCACGGTCTAAACAAGACTGTAGAAGAGTTAAAAGAATCAAAGAACAAAAGAGATCACAAAATATATGAAACGCATTTTAAAGATGTAGAAGTGAATAAATATTTTCAGGACAATAACATAAACTTTATTCGATATAGTGATTATGACGAAGAGCCGTATTTTGTTTGTGGTAACAGTTCGCAACTTGATTTATTTTTCAGCAAATTAAGGAAACAAGAAAATGGATAATAAAAACGATGGACCGAAGTTCGGAAACGTAAGTACGTTTCGTAATCTTTGGCGTTTGATGAAGCGCGGTTCGCTCGTTTCGTCAAGAATAAAGCCGTCTCTCGATACGAAAGAAGAAGTCACTTCTTTCATGCGAGATTTTGGACTTCAAAGAAGCAATCTTGGAGCGTCACAATGGTTTGGTGATGGGTCAAATGCAAACTATGATACGAATAGGCTTGCAAGGTACACTGAGTTTTGCCTTATGGAGTCCGTACCAGAAATAGCCAGCGCTCTTAACCTCGTAGCTGATGAAGCTACTTCGCGTTCTGAAGATGGAAAAGTTTTATTCGTAGAATCTGAGAATGAGTCAATAAAGCAAATTCTTGAATCGTTATTCTTCGATATTCTTGACATTGATTTTTATATTTGGGGGTGGGCGAGAACACTCTGTAAATATGGCGACTTCACTCAGTATATCGACGTTCATCCAAAAAATGGCATTGAACGTCTCATAACAATTCCAGTTAATGACTTTGAACGACTCGAAGGTTCAAAGGAAGATCCTCAAGAAATAAGATTCAAGTGGTTAACAACAAACCGCTTACTAGAAAACTGGCAGGTTGCTCACTTCCGTCTTCTCGGTCAAGATAAATTTCTTCCATATGGAACATCGTTCATTGAGGGAGCTCGATCTTTCTGGCGGAAACTCGTTCTCATGGAAGACGCAATGCTTGTTTATCGTGTTCTTCGAGCTCCAGAAAGAAGAGTTTTTTATATCGACGTTTCAGGTGTTCAACCACAAAACGTTGAAGAGTTCATGCAAAAAATTAAGGCGAAACTTAGAAATGCAAACGTTGTGAACAAGCTTTATGGTAAAGTTGATCAAAGATTCGACCCACTCGATGTTTCTGAAGACTACTTTATTCCTCAAAGAGGTGACAAAACAAATAGAATTGAATCACTTCCAGGTGGTCAACATGTCAATGATATTGAAGACGTAGAATATCTTCTCAAGAAACTGATTGCTGCTCTTGGAATACCGAGAGCATATTTGACGTATGAAGAAGATCTTGCAAATAAATCAACTCTCGCATCTCTCGATATTCGTTTTTCAAGAACAATAGAAAGAATACAGAGAGCTATAGTTTCTGAACTCACAAAGATTGCTATGGTCCACTTGATTTCTCAAGGATATTCAGGAAAAGATCTTCTTGGTTTCGATTTGAAGCTAACGAATCCATCGAACCTCGCTTCAATGCAGAAACTTGACCTTCTCGAAAGAAGAGTTCAGGTTGTCTCTGGTCTCAATAATGAAAAGTTATTCGATCGTTCCTATGTTCTAAAACGCTTCTTCAATCTCAAAGATGATGACATTAAGCAAATAAATATTGGAAGAATGAAAGATGCTTATGTTGATGGGCAAATTGCATTCGTTGAACAAAAGGCTGGTGAACAAGGTTCTGCTGAAGGTGGGGGTGAGATGATGGGTGGAGGCGGTGGTGGAGGAATGATGGGTGGTGGAGGTGCTGAACCTCCTGTTGAAGGAGAAGAACTCGGTGGTGAGGAACTCGGTGGAGAAGAAGCAGAGCTTGGTGGTGCTGAAGAAGGTGGAGCAGAAGCTGAAGTTGGTGGCGGTGAAGGTGAACTCGTGACTGCTGCAAATGATGCATTTGATAAAGCAAGGGCAAAGAAAAAAGAAACAGATTATGAAAGAAAAAGAAGGCAGTCGAAGAACAGAAATCAAAGTGGTCTTGTTGATTTAAGCAATGATGTTACACATGATGACGATGATACAATGCATGATCCATATGGAAAAAAGACATTTTCTCGCCTTGCTCACGGCATCGAATCTGAAATGGTTTCACTAAATCTCGGTGGGAAAAATAGACTTCTAACAGAAATCATCACTAGTGGAATAAATAAAGTGAAATTTGAAGACAAAGAAGAGCTCGATGTTTCTATTGAAAATGACGATAAAATCACTTCAGAATAATAATTAAATAGTAGAAAACTATCTTTTTAGGGAGATTCAATGAATCACCACAATAAAAAAACAAACATTGGTCTTATTTATGAGTTTTTGTCTCATGAAGTCGCTTCGAGAATGTTGAAAAACAAAGAAACTAAATCTGTTTTTGATGTTATTGAAAAATATTTTAAGAATAGCGTTTTAAAAGAAGAGCTCGAGATATTCAAAGCAATTTCGTCACTGAAGGGAAAAGAAGAAGTTGTTGTCAAGAAGTCTTTAAAGGAAATAGCAAAGTTCGCTCAAAAAATAAATAGGGACAGATCTCTAAAATTAAAGACAGATCTCATAAAAGAAATAAAAGAAAAGTTGTCAGATAAAGTTTTTGATTACAAAATAGACAATTATAGGTTATATGCTTCCATTCAAATGTTTATCAATTCCGCACAAAAGGGAACTTTGAAAGAATCAATTGACAATGTGAACTTTGAAAACGAAGTAATAAAGATCCTAGCAGAAAACCTCAAAGAAGATAAAAAGTGCTCAAAGACGAAAGTCGATAACTTCTTATTCATATCAGCAATTGATAATATCACAGAATCAATGAAGTCACTTAACGAGTCGCAGAAGTCTCTAATGCTTCGTTATCTCGACTCAATATCGACATCTAGTACAAAGAAGTTCTTCGGAGACATTCTCAATGAAAATAAGAACAACTTTGGTTTCAAGACACTTAATGAAGAGATCTCAAAGAAACTAATTGTTGCAAAGAAAAAATTTGAGAATTGTCTATCTGATGATCATCTCGAAGAAGATCAAAAATTGAGAATTGCTCTCGAATATGTAGAGCTCTTTGATGAAATAAGAGGAAATAAATGAACAATATAAAACTCATTGAACAAGTGAGAGAGCTCTTCAGTGAACAAGAAGAAAAAGGAATCATTGAAGGAAAAATTGAAGAATCCTTCAAAGCAACGTTCGCTCAATTTGATCTCGAATCGAATAGCATAAAAGTAGAAAAGATCGATTCAGTGAAAGATATTGTTACAGGAACACTGAAATACACAGCTATCGGTCTTAATATCAACACAAAGTTTGTCTTTAAACAAAAAGAATCACTGCTTGCTCTTGGTGAGCTATAAGAGAGGGAGAAACAGAAAATGAATCTCAGAAAAGAAATAAAAGAGACAATTCGAGAGCAAGTTGAAATGGACTCTATAGATGCAACTGAAGAAATAGACGAAATTAGAAATATTACTAATGTTTTTTTTGACAATGTAAGTAAAAAAATAAAGAGAATGCATTCATATTTTGTTCTAACAGATAAAAATTATGGAACAGAGTGTACTTATTATTCTGTTGAGGCTCTTGTTAAACTTGAAGATATTTACTATGCTATCAAGAATTTAAGAGACGAATTGTATAAAGCTCAATAAATGAGGAGTTAAACATGAAAAAAATAAAGTTGAGTGAACTCAAGAGAATGATTAGAGAAGAAACGAAACCCACAAGAGTTTGGATTGATTTTAAAGATCGAGTCGATATGATAAAGGCGAATCTCGATCGCTTCGTCGGTCTTCTTCCTTATAACATTGGAAAAGATTCAACGTTCGATCCAGATGCTGATTGGAAAGTTGTTGAGCGTTTTCTTGGAAAAATGAAGCTCATGTCAATCGAACTAAATGAAATAGTTGAAAAGGATTAAAAATATGTCGACACTTAAAAAACAAATCATAAAGCTGTTCGAAGATTCGTCAGAAGAAGACAAGAATAAGAATAAAGTTGATGATGATCTCGAACTTCTGCTTGATGGCGATTCAACAGAAGAGTCAGACGATGCTTTCGATAAATGTCAAAAAGCTTGCGATGACTCTTATGAGAAATGCGATGCTTCTTGTGAAGGTGACACTTCGTGCGAAGACAGTTGCATGGAAAAATATAATGCTTGTGGAGAAAAATGTGAGGATCTCGATGAAGAAGGCCTCAATGAAGCACGAAGAGATCCAAAAGCTCCACGTGTGACGAATATCAAGTGGCGAAGAGGTGGTGTTCTCGGTCCTCGTACATCAAAGATTCCAGAAGATACATTTAAGGAGTTCATTGATCAGGGAAGAGATGATTCAATTATTCTCTCATGGTTATCACATAAGTTTCGAGGAATTCCTCTTTCTTTCGAATGGACAACGTTTGCGGGAGCTCCGATAAAAGAAGATAATGATAAAACAGTACCTCTCCAACGTCGTAAAATGATATTAACTGGAGATAAAGAAATAGACGACTTCATGAAACAAAACGATATTTTGATGGATGAATACGAACTTGTTTGTGATATCATTGAGCGAACAGTTCAAGACGATGGAACTTTTGATAGCGTTATCGATCAACTCCACGATGATCTCCCGGTTCTCACAAATGGCCGCGTTCCAATGAAGATAAAAGAACTAGCTAAGAAACTTTTTATTGAATATGGTGGTACTGTTCCTCTCGACGAAGCGAACGATGAAGGTGAACATGATATCGATGAACTCGATTCGAGAGAGGAACGAGAGAAACTCGAAGATGACGAGAAACATCGAGATGAGTATCATGACGATATTGATAAAGAGGAAGATGAGAAGATGGATGAAAATAAGAAGCTCAAAGAGCAAGTGAAGAAACTGTTCAAAGAAGATGTTGAAGTGAACATTCCACAAAGAGGCGACTTTGCTGTTGCTGAACTTTCTCCACAAGATAAACAAGAAGCTGTCTGGCAATGGTGTGGTGAAGCTGCTGATGTCATTGAGAAAATGGTTGAATCAAGTGTTTCTCTTCGAGGCGTTTACGGTTTCGAAGTGCCGAGGAAAGCAGAAGTTCTCCATGCGAAGCTTTTCGATTATCTTCTCCAAGAACTTCCGAAGGCGTAAAAGGAGAATAAATGAGACCAGAAAGCTATAAAGAACTTGATCATTATTTACAAAACTTAAACGGTTCAATTCAAAGAAAGATAGCTAAAAGTTCAAATAAAATTAATGTTTTAAAAACAAATGCAGAAATAAAAAACGATATAGATCTTTGGAGTGATGAAGAGCTAAAAGATTATTTTAGTACAAGAGACTTTGATTATGACGAAGCACGTGGCCGTTTTATAATTAGTCAACATTATGGTAAGTTCGCTGATGATCCAAGAAACCTCAAAGAACAGGTGAAGAAACTATTCGAACAATCGAAAGAATATTCTGACGAAGAGGAAGATAAAGCACAAGAAGCTGAGAAAAAAAGCGAAGACGATCTCCGTTATGAGACAGAAGAGATTCTCGAAAGCATCGACGACGACTTAAGAGAACTAATTGATAAAGTTCAAATTTTTATTGATACTGCAAAGAAATTCGACCGTCGCCTCGCTGGAGAAGCAGAATCATATATTCTCGGCCACTTGAAAGCATTCAAGAACAATGAGAACCAACCAGGTTCTATTAAATCTCTTTATAATGGGTTGACGAAATAGGAGAAAAATTAATGGTGAACTTAGAATCAATACAAAATAGTCTTGATGCATTTCTTTCGCCACTTGGTTATTCTCTCGACGAAGCTGACTATTTACAACCGCTTGTTTCTAAAATTATTTTTACTTATTCTGATCCAAGCGGTGGAGAAGATCCCGCTTTCGACGATCTCAAAAGAGTTCAACAAAATGCAATCACTGCAATACAGAAAAGAGGTTGGAAACTTACTAGTAATAAAAAAGCAGCGCGAGTTTTTACAAAAAGAAACATGACGCTAACGTTTACTAATCTAAGAAAAATAACACTTATAGTTGATGAGCGTAAAATGAATCTTAGAAAAGAAATAAGAAGAGTGATCAAAGAAGTAAGAGTCGAGCAAAATGTAAATGTTGAAATTAAGTTTCGACCAAATGATGACGGAGATGATGGTAAGTTCTTTATTGAAGATGAAAATTTTCAGGGAATAGATGGAGCAACATTCGATGAAGCTCTTAAATATTTTAGGGACTTATTGATTGATATGAAATCAAATAGTTTATAGAAGAGAGATAAAAATGAACAAACAATTTCTTGTTGAGACTTCTTTGTTTGAATATAAGTCCGAAAAAAGAAATGATGGCAAAATAATATTACGAGGAATTGTCCAACGCTGTGATACTCGTAATCAAAATGGTCGAGTTTATCCAAAAGAAGTTCTTGTTAAAGAATTAAAAAATTATGATGTACTCGTAAAAGAGCGGCGTGCCTGTGGGGAACTCGATCACACTGATGAAAGTTTAATACTATTAAAGAACGTTTCGCATCTCTTTACAAAAATTTGGTTTGAAGGAAATGATGTTTGGGGTGAAGCAGAAATTCTTGACACTCCA